CCAGCAGGCTCAACTGCTCGGCGTTGGACTCCCCGTAGGCGTGTGACGTGCCCATGGCCCCCTCGAACTCCATGATACGGCCCGGGGAGGCGTTGACCCCCACAGCGTCCTTGACCGTGGAGAGGCGGGCCGAGGGGGCCCCGTAGCGCAGTGCCTGTAGGGGGTTGTGTACGTGAATCTCCGTGCCGTGTACGTTGACGGCCAGACCGGACTGCTTGCACGCACGGACCAGCGCCTCCCAGTCCGAGGTGCCCCGCTGGACCAAGCGGGGAAGGGTGGGAGTGTTGTCAGGACAAGAGTACGAGAAGTTGTGGGCAATCGACAGGTCGTCCACCATCTGGGCCACCCGGAACTCGTTCCAGACACGGTTCCGCTTGCCCCGCATGACCGAACTGGCCCCCAGACAGTACAGGTGGGCCTCCTGAAAGAGGCTCCCATTGGCCTGACCGCTGGTGACCTTGTGGGACGGCTTGACGTGGTTGACGTACCCGCAGAACGTGAAACCGTCACCGTACGGGACCCCGACCACGATACTGACCGGACGGTCGATGTACTCCGTAATGGACAGGGGCGAGATGCCCGCCAGAACCAGCGTGGCGAGGTCGTGCTCGTTCTCCCGCAGGTCGATGTCCACCCGTTCGATGGTGGTGTAGTCCACACCAACACCGTCGATGGACACGTCAACCGTGTGGGGAGAAGACTCCTTCTGCGGCCTGTTGACTACCGGCATGCCTACGCCTCAGGGAGCCGGAGGCGGGTGCCCGCAGGGACCTCATCGGGGTAGGCGACCTGAGGGTTGACATCGGCCAGACGCCAGTAGAGGGACGGGTCCCCCAGATGCTGGGCAGCGATCTCCTGCATGGTCTGCCCGTCCATAGCGATGACCGTGTAGTACCGGCTGGAAGGGCGGGACTTGCGCTTGGTGACCGCCCTACCGTTGTCGTCAGTGGACTGGGTGTATCTAGAAGAGGGTGAGAGTGCCATGATACCTACCACGGACCATACGTTGTTATGATGTCTCCGTCAGAGCCAATGCTGTGTATATCACCACCGGAGGCACGTAGCGTGTAGTACGACCAGTCGGTGGGTGACTCCCCGTTACTATCGAAGTGCAGCGCGGTTGACACACTGGTCAGCCACGGGTATTGCGCCGCTCGCCCAACCCCCTGCCCGGCCTCACTACCGCTAAACCCCGGTAGTACGATTATGTCTGCATCTGCAAGGGAAACAATGGTTTCTCGAACGATGTTCTCTGTACTGGACGATCTAGGGTAGACGTAACGAAGGCCGGTGTCGAAGACCTCAGACCCGGAATGCATCAGCCTAGCCCGTACCGTGAGCATCCACTGATACTGAACTTCGTACGTAACGTCCTGTGCGCTGGATACTTTGTGGCTAAGTGTCAGCGTGGTAGGACACGCATCGTAGGTGATGGGGTCATAGAAGCCCTGTGCCAACCAGAACTTCGTTTCGTCAGTCCTGATCACCCCCGAATCTGACCCCCACTTCACGCCTTCCGAACCCCCCTTGAAGGTGAGCCAACCGTATGTGCGGCTGCCGCTAACAGGGGGCCACAGTTCGATGTCTCCCGAGCCGAAGAAGAACTCCTTGGCGTAAGGGTTGTCCCCGTACTGTCCCTCATCCGAATCCCGTTCCATAACCGGGAAGGACTTCGTGTAGAACGTGCCGCTCTGACTCATCGTGTCCTCACCGTCATAGACGACACGTCTACCACGCACAGGCGGGTCCACCCCCACAATGAACAGGTTCGTACGAGCGGTTGTTGACCAATCACCAAAGAAGTGGTCGTCCGTGTCGTACGCCGACAGGTCCCCGCTCAGCAGATCGAAGTCCTCTGAAGACGTGGTCTTGAGACGGGCCCTCAGAGCCATGCCCACGTACATCTCAGCGCTCAGCCCGTCCCTAAGGGACGACCACTGGTCTGAATCATACAGTTCCAACAGCCTGTCTCCGAAGGCGCTATCAGACAGTTTAAAGAACGGGTGTAGCCGAATGCCGCCCTCTGGGGCTGCGATAATAGAACCAGTGGTGCGTACTGTAGAAGAGTCGGTCTTGATTTTGTTCAGTTTAGTACTGTCATCGTGGTCGATACCAAAGCGTGGCCGTGGCAGGGTTTCTCCAAGGTCAAACAGGTCTTTGACGATCCCGTCCTCCTCTGGGACGAGTTGGTCTGGACGTTCTTCCTTGCTGTAGTCCTCATTCGCTGCAAGTTCCAAGAGAGTGGTGAAGGTGGTGTTCTTACGAGCAAACCCCTGATAGATGGCGTGCATGGAGATGTCCACGATGGCTACCGTGGGGATCATCTCGGGCGAGAACTTCTGGTAAGAGACCGTCACGCTGTTGACGTAGCCGTCCACCATGAAGTTCTCGGAGAACACGGCCCGGATGGGATTCGGCACGAGGAAGGCCGAGTTGTTGGCGTTGAGGCTAGTGAGATCACTGTGATCCAACCCAATCCTCTCCAGAGAATCCTCCAACTCAGCCAGAGTCTCTGTCCCCACATTGGCCTCTTCCGCTGTGACCACTCCAGCCTTCTTCAAACGCTCGTAGCGATCACGTGAGTACTCCACGGCCTGCTGTGTGATGCGCTGCCCAGTGATCTGGTCCAGAACCATGATGTCTGCGATCACGCCCAAGCGCTCGGCCTTGGCGTCCTGAGACAGAGCGTCTAACGGCGTATCGTTACTTTCCAGTGCATTGGGTGACCGCTGTGCCGTGGGAATGTCAGAGTGGCGCTTCCGCACCTCCGCCTCACGATTGAACAGCATGGTCCACCCGAACGACATGTCGCCAATGCCGGGCTGGAGCAACTGCGTGGGCGACTGATTGATCCACAACTGGGTGTCGGTACGAGCGGCAACAGAGCGGGTCAACTGGTTAGGGTTGAACTGGAAGTTCAGTTGGGCTCCAATGGAGTGCCGGTGTACCGACTCGTATGGAGTGCGGTGAGATGCGTTAGGGTTGTTATAGTCAAACACCTCGGTCAGCAGCCGGAGGTACCCCCGCTGAATCAGGTTGTCGTGAGACTGAACCTTGGGGAAGTGGTCAAAGGGTGGGTTCACAGAACCACGTGAGCGAGTAGCCTCTCCGGTGCCGCCAGTGATGGCCATTTCACCTTGGGGCATCACGACCTCCTAAGAGACCGCACGGCCTCGGACGTTTCGATCATTTGAATAACCTTCTGGGCCAACCTCTGTGCGTCGGCTGCGTCATTGCCCGTACCGTTCAGGTGGATGACCGGTGCGATGGTCACGCTGGCACCGGTCCCGGGGCTCTCGTCCCCCACACCCGAACGTACACGAGCGGCGTTGGCCATCTCGTACGTGCGGATGGCCTCAGGGATGTGCATGTCTCGGGTCATGTGTACGTTGCTGGCCGACCGCTGGGGGGCACTGGAAAGAGCAGACCCACCAGTGGACTGGCTCGTGGGACGAGCGGCGGTGGTGCGGGAAGAGGTCTGTGAAGGCTTACCGTGTGTGGCGTTGTACTTCGCCCGGGTCATTCCAGCAGGCGCAACGTGCCAGTCCTCGTCGGGAGCAGTGCGGAGACCAAACCTCGCTGCGTTGGCCTTGATCCACGGCCACGCAGACTCAGGACCCAGATCAGCCGCCATGCCCACCTCGTGCAGTGACGAGCCGGGAGGAGCGGCGTAACCCTTCGCCTCGCCCACAGCGTTGAGGGTGTAGCGCTTGCCCTCAAACTCTCGCTCGCCGTTGGGGTCCTCGTCGTGCCTCTCAAGGAACAGTTCACGCTGTCTCTGCACATCCCGAACACCGCTCGTGAGGGTCAGGTTGTGTCCCTCATCAGCAGCAGCGGCGGCCATACTCCTGAGGCTGCTCTGGAAGGACGCATCCATGCCGGGCTCGGTGATGTCAGGGGCCGGGTCGCCAATGGCGCCCAGCAGGGAGCCAACACCGGCAATGACCGCCCCAGCCGGTGTCGCACCAGTCAAACCCATCAGCATGCCCGCAACACCAGCAGTGCCACCAAGTAACCTAGTAACAGGGTGACCAGTGACGTTGATCTGTCCACCCACAATACCACTAAGTCTGTCTTCCAGCAGGCCAAAGGTCTTGATCAGAGCCTGCGTGTTCCGCTCCAACTGAGCAAAGTTGTCCACCTGCCTGCGATAGAACCGCTCTGCCCTCTCCGCCTCCAGCACGCCGGTCTTCTCTCGCTCAATGGCGTACTCGTTGTCCAAACCCATGCGGTTACGGTGGGCCTCGTTGGAAGGGTCGTACATACCCTTCCCTCCGCGCTCACGGTACTCGATGTTCTGCATGGCGTACTGGAGGACCATGTCCTGCATGTCCATGGGCAGGCCGGTTCGTGCGAGGTTGGATCTGGTCATGGACCCGGGCTGGAAGGCCCCACGGACCATGGACTCGTTCGTGAGTCCCATTCGCTGAACCACGGTGCGGATAACGTCCATCGGGTCGCGGGCCTGACCGCCCGGGCCCCACAGGCCGGTGCCCAGCATGAGGGTCATCATGTTGGAGGAGCCGGGGGACCCCAGCGCCTCAATCATCCTCGTGGCGTCGGCCGTGGAATAGCCGAAGCCTGAAGCAACACGGATGCCCTCAACCCCAGACAGCATGGAGGCGGGGTCTATCCCCATGGTGGTCTGGAGTTTCAGCATGTCTTCGATGCCCTCAGGCCCGATCATGCGGCCCGTCAGGGGCTGACGCCACCGACTCTGGTACTGGAGTTGGGTGCCACCGAACATCTGACGGAACAGGAGACCGGTGCGGTCAGCAGTAAGGGTGTAGGGGGCCCTACCCTGAATGTTCTTGGCACTAGTTTGGAGTAGCCCAGTGAGAATGTCAGCGCCCGCAGAGATGGTGGCCGCCCCACCCCCTAGGTAGTTAATGAACTTCTTTACACGTCCTCCACCAGTGCTGTCACCAGTACCGTCACCAGAGGCTGGGGTCCCAGCGGGGGGCGTGCCAGCGGGCGTGGGGCCCGGGGGGAGGTACCCGCCGGGCTTGGAACCGGAACCCAGCATGTCCGGCATGGACTGGATGCCACCAGCAGCAGTGCTCCCGCCCGACGCCGTGAAGGTGCTCATCCCACCGCCAGCCTTGCCCAGTGCGCTGGAGAGGCCACCGACGGCCGTCTGGAACTGACGGGTGACCGCCAGTGCGGACGTGATCTCCTTCTTGAAGACACTGACGTTACGGTTCAGGGAACCGAACGCCCGGTTGAGTTCAACGAGACCGTTGGCATCGACAGAGAAGCGCGCCTTGGCAGAAAGGAACGCTTCCTTGTTCTTTTCGATGCCCCCAGCGGTGAGTTCGTCGTCGGGGTTATCTGGGTTGATGATCTCTGGCATGGGCTATTGATTTCTCCATCTGGCCATCGCCCCCCAGAAGGAGCGGTGGCGGACAGACATTGAACGTATATCCTCTAGTGTGAACCCTGTATATACGCTGGCGATCAGATCGTAGTCCCAGTACACTGTTGTCAGGTTAACCGAATAAAAGGTAGGCCCAATCCAAGACCATGGTGACAGTCTCACCACAGTGCGCGCACGGGGCATCCACCTCCTCAAGCGTCGGGCCGGGCTGATTGTCCACAATGGCACTTACGATCAAGCGCCGGTCGGCCAGCGAAAGGGCCCGGGCCCACTGCTGCTTGACAATATCGGAACGGTCGTCGTCCCAGACCACGCACTGGCTGATGATGGCGGTGTTCTGAGCGGGCATGGTGTCTCCCGCTCCAGCGATGATCTGGGCGTCCTTGCCGGTCGGGTAGCGGACCTGAACCTCGTGCCCGTCCCTGAGAGTGACCGTGCGGGTCTTCCTAGGGTCGGACTGGGGCTTCGTCACGGGAAAGTCCTTGTCAAGGTTGACCATGACATCACTCTTGCCCGAGCATGACGGGCAGGTGACGACGAAGGTTCGCACGTTGCCGTAGGTGGCCTTCACCACCCCGAGGAACAGGAGGTCCCGGTCCCCGACGATGAGGTTGTCAAGGATCAGAGGATCGTCTTTGATCCTCAAGGTCCCGATCCGCTCCACCGCTCTGGTGAGCAGGACCGAGGTGTACTCAGCGTAGGACAGGTCGTCCTTGGTGCTGAGTCGGGCGAGTTCCTCCTCGTCCTCCCCGGTCATCTCCCTGACGGTGGCCGTGGTCTGCCACTCTCCGCTCTCGGCATCGACCACTCCACGGATGAGTTCCACCGTCGTGGGTGCGGCCTTCCCGACCTCGGGGGGTGGGTCCTGTAGTACTTCTTCTAGGGCCTCGGCCTGTGCGGCCAATTCAAGGCTCATGTATGGCTCCTTATGGGTTATCGTGTCAAGCGGTCAGTCATACTACCTTAAGTCTAGGTGCCGGGGGGGCCACCAGTGGTCGTGGGCGCTGCTTCACCGAAGCCTTCGTCTCCGTCCCAGAAGATTTGGAAACCCTCATGGTGCAACTGCAACTGCTGGATCAGCAGTCCGTTGTCACCAGCGTTGAGGTCACTCACCGAGTAGGAGCCGGGCCACGCATTGTACAGCATGATCTTGAGCCGCTTGGGGAGCGTGGGGCTGGCCGAAGCGCTGGGGTCCGTATCGTACTGAAAGCCGCTGCTCGTAGTGGGGTGGTCGAACACACTGATCTCCACACTGCATCGGTAATCTGAACCGCTCTCAGAGGCTGCGGCGGTACCGTTCCCCTTTGAGCCGTTGGTGATGAGCCCACCCTGCCACGCATGGATGAACTGCTGCCAGCGGTACAACTGGGACTGGTTGGCGAACACGCCCCGTGCCAGAGACACGGGAGCGAAATCCGACTGTCCGACCATCTTGTGCGGGTGCGTGTTCATCCCGCCCTCACGGTACGGGATGACCTCGTTGGTGACGGCGATACCCGACATCTGGGCAAAGCCCAACTTGTCCAGCCCACCGCCCGAGGATGCCGAAGCCAAATCGGCCAGTTCCTGATCGTTGGGAGTGATCTGCACACGGAACTTGAAGTTCCGCAGAGGATCGGTTCGGAGTGTTTGGTTGACTACTGTCATCTATGGTCCTCCTTACAGGGCATCGACAGCGTTGGAACCGCCAGTCCACTGACTGACGTTGATGATCACGAACTCGGCCGGGTACTGGAGCGCCAGACCGACCTCCACGTGCAACTCACCGTTGGCCACGGTAGACGCCGTGTTGTTGGTGGTGTCGCAGGTGACGTAGAAGGCTTGGGCGGCGGTGCTGCCCTTGAGGCCCCTCCGTCCCCACAGGCCCCGCAGTTCCTGCTCCACAACCGCCACGACCCGCTGCCTGAGGTTGACATCGTTGGGCTCGAACGCAGCGAAGGCCGTGATGGCCTTCATGCGTGCCTTCACGAAGTTCAGAGTACGGCGGACCGGGATGTACTTGTCGGGCGAGACCCTAGCAAGGGTCCTCGTGCCGTTGACGATGGCCCCCGTGCCCGGAACGAGGCGGACCGGGTTGATGTGGGCGTTGTACAGCGTCCCCTCGTCGGTCTCCGTGAAGTTGGCCGCCAGTGCGAAGACGTTGGCGAGGTCCAGACTCAGACCGGCCGGAGCCTTGGCCACCGAATGCAACCTCTCAGCCTTGCCGTAGACCGCCATGATGGCCCCACCGAGGGGAGCGGTCCGCAGAGCGGCCGGGCCCGTCTTGGTGGGATCAATGGTGGTCGCTGCGGGGTAGTAGACCGCTCCGTAGCCACTGTTGGTGTAGCCACCGACGGTCGTCACGGCCGATGCGGCGGTGGTGACCGAGGTGTCGGGGTCGATGATCACGAAGCCCGTCCCACGGTTGGCAGCGTAGGAGAGGGCGTAGTTGACCTCAGCAGCGGCCGAGCGGCCCGGGAGGTTGATGACGAGGTCACCCGTCACCTGATCCAGATAGGCCAAGGCCGTGCTGTAGTCCGCTGCAACCACAGCGGTACCATCGGAGCCACCGACCAAGTCGTACGTGCCTGCCGTGATGGCCGTGCTGGTGGCCTTCGTGGGCGTGGCGACGCTGGACACGGTCAGGTAGTCCGAATAGTTGTTGAGGAGGGTGGCGACGTAGCGGCTGTTGTTCGGGTCGATACTGACCTCGGTCCAGCGCTCCTTCTCTGCCCCGTCCAACTTGACGACCATGGTGAAGGTGCCGTAGGTGGAAGCGGAGGCCGCTTCCGACCCGGCCGTGACCTCCACAGACAGGTCGCTGCTCCACGCTCCAGCGTTGTCGGCCGTGAGGAGGAAGTAATTGATAGTGGTACTCTCATCAGTACCACGAACGTACCCGGTCGCCTTCTCGGCCTTGCCCGAGGTGGCGCCGCCCGCAAGGGTGTAGTCAACCTCAGAGGAGAAGGAGGAATTGAACTTGGCACCAGTGACGTTGGAGTCCGTGGGCTGTGCCGACACCGTAATGTACTTCGACCCCGTGACAGCATCATTGATAACCATCGTGGCTGAAGTTTCCCCGGTGTTGTTGGAGAAGGTGAGTCCGAGACCTCCTCTATTGAAGATTTCCTTGGTGACACCCTTGTACTTGACAACAACGTCAAGGAGACCTGAACCCCCGTTAGTGCTAGAGTCGGGGTTATTGGAGTTCTTGGTGCAATGAACTGACACGTTGTCCCCGTCTGCACCAGCCAACTTGGACGTGGCCGTGAACAGCGAATTGCTCCCGTGCGTCAGGGCAAGCGACGAATCGGTGTTGGCAGCGGTGCTGGCGGTGATCGTGCGGACCACGTAGCACTCAACGCCCCCGTTCGAGAAGTACTGGTACACGCTGTACCCGAGTTCGTACGAGGAATTGATGTCACCGAAGATACTCACGAAGGAGTTCCACGAGGTGACGAGGACCGGCTTCCCGACCGGTCCACGGGTGGACTGCCCCACAAACGAGGCGGTGGTTCGCCCGGAACGGTTCGTGACGACGGCCTTCAGAGGGCTCTCGTTCACGTACACACCGGGTCGTGCGTAGGCTGGCATTACAACTTCTCCTTAACGGTAGGTTACGGGTTTCACGACAGGACATCCGTAGTGATCTTGTCCTTGAAGATGACCTCAGCGTCAGACGTGACCTGACCGAGGCCCATGAGGTTGGAGGACGGAATCTCCGACGTTACAGAAAGGCTGTAGACCTTCCTGAAGATTCTCTTCTTGAATCCGGCTTCTTCATCGAGCATGTCTGCGCTTCTCCAGTCCAGCAGGTCCATGTGCCTGTGGGTCTTGTCGATGCCCACAGCGAGATAGCCCCTACGGAAGGGGGCCACCTTGGTCAGGATGTGGGACTGGAGAGCACGGTCGTGCAGCGCAGAGCGGGTGAACGTGGTGACCTGATACAACAGGTCCACGGGCGTGTGCTCCATGGCGCTGACAAAGGGCGAAGACGATGACCCGCCGTGCGTGAGGGTCGTCACGTCGGTGGTCTCGTTGGGCCAGTAGGTGAAGGTCCCACTGGCAGACTCGGTGTAGTGGTTGGCAGGCTGACCAGAGGGGGCCGTCCCCACGAAGGCGTAGATGATGTTGTCGGAGTGCTGGCGGTTGGTGGCGTGATTGATGTCCAGCAGTTCAATGGTGATGAACGGGTACTTTCTCTCAGTCTCGCCCTCGGGATAGCGAAAGAACACCTGAACGTCACGGGTGGTGTCCCGGTCGTCCACGAGTTGGATGCCACTGAACTTGGTCTTGATGGCCTGATCCTCGGCCAGAAGGAACCCGCTACGGTTAGTCGGCACCGACGACCACCTCCCCCATGGCACGACGAGCGCCCTTGCCCACCTTCTTGGCGATCTCCTCGCCCTCCTTGAACAGGGTCCTACGAACGAAGGCCCGGGGCGGGGTCTTGTCGTCCCCGTACTCCAGACGCTGGGCACGGTCCTTCAGGCGCTCCGGCACGTCGAAGAGACCGAACACCAGTTCGCCCTCCTCGTCCTCGTTCTCCACCACATCGTAGTAGCGGGCGAGTTGGCGGTAGTCGCCGTCCCGGTCCAGACGCTCTCGGGCATCATGGACGTGCTCCTCTAGAACATCATTCATGGAGTACTCCAGAATGGAAGGGAGCCGGGTCAGGAGGTAACTGGCGTACTCCACGGCCGCAGGAATGCCAGAGATCATGGCACCAGAGGAAACAGGGACATCATCGAATGTAGGCGTTTCAGCCATACGCTCTCCTAGCGTTCCTCTGGGCAGTTGAGAGGGACCGGCGCTCACCGGAACCTAGACTAATGATACACCATTCAGGAGAAGTCTGGGTCGGGGTCGGGGTGATCGCCTCTGAGGATGCTTGCCCAATCTTGCATCTGTCTTTGCCATGCACTGTGGGCGATGCGTACCATATCCGGTGCGAACTCAATGTTCCTTTTATTCGTATCCTCATCCGAGGCCCAGAGCCCGAGGCGATCCTCTCGTGGCTCCGAAACCAACTCCGAGTGCCGTCCCGTCCAAGCGTTTGGGTCTAAGCGCTCAGGCGGGTTGTCAAACTGGTGCATACTTAGGTACCCGCCTCCAGCCAACTGTGCGTACTGGCCGTGCGTAGCCATCACGCCTCCGGGAGCATTGTGTGTGACCTGACCCTGCTCGCTGACGTGACCCCCGCCGGGCCATTCTCCAGCGTCCGTGAACGCCTCCTCTGGTATATATGACTTTACGAAGACATGGGCGTTACCGGTGGTTGCGTCTATTGCCTCGCCGGGAGTCGATATGTTTCTACGTAGGGGGGGACGAGAATGGTCCTCAGGGGGGCTGTCGTGCTCAAGTTCAACAAGGAACGATGGTCTAGCCAACCGGTACCCGGGAGTGAACAATGCTGAGGTTTCCTCTCCCTCCACGGGCCTGCCTATGTCCATATCCGGTGAGGCAAGAAACTTGTAATGGAAAGAGTCACGACCCACGTCAGCCAAGTACTTTTCGTCAGTCTCATCCTCCTTCCACGTACCTCCCCATTTGTTCACCGGGTCCCCAGCACGTCGAGGTGGCCTGTGAAATGCTGGTCTTATCAAGCGCTGGCCTAAGACCGGGATGTTTATAGGGCCTGCTTTACTTGCCGAGTCTTCGTCTTTCATACGCAAGTCATAAACATCAGACGGCCTGACACGCTGGTCTCTAGCGTATATATCCTCCCATCCCGGGCGGTCTGACCAAGGACTGGTGACCACTCTCAGAACGCCTCGTGCCTCAGAGAGCAGGCCGCCCCGCCCCTCTGACTCGGGGTGCTCGCCCGGTTGCCAGTCGTTGGCTGAAGGGGTCCCTAGGAAGCGGGAGGGCCTCAAGATCATGTGCTCCGTACGGGGCACCTCCCAGTCCCCGAACTGATCAGAGGAGTATCTCCTGCTAACGCCTTCTAGGCTAGCCGGGGGGGTCTCCTCCCAGTCTGACGTGGGGTGGAAGGTTATACCTATTTCCTCGCTCATCACCTCGTTTGCCATGGGCACATAATCTGGCCGAAGCACGTCCGGGTCTACGCCTAAGCGCTGTAGGTCCTCAATGTGGCTGACACCGAGGGAGAACCCCGGGAGGCCCGTCCCGTAATGCACTGGGCGCTGCGTCATGCCGGGAACGTCGCTGGCCAAGCGTAGTCGGTCGTAGCCAGTGTGGTGGGCCCGGGATCAAAGGCGAACTCTTGATCCACGTACTTCTCGATGCCCTCGAAGGCGATGATCACGTCGTCCCTGCCACGGCCACGGATACGGTACATGGTGACCGAGTAGTACCGGCCATCATAGAAAAACATGTCGTTCAGGTGCTTACGGTACTCCGTGGCGTCACTGATACCAGCGTCACGCATGTCCTTGACGGAAACGACCCCGTTGACGGTCTGGAGCGGGTGACGGCCATCGGGCATGGCCCGCTTGGTGTCCTCGTTCTCCTGAACCTGAATGACCGGAACGACAACGCCGGTCTGGTACTGAAGACCGCCGGTAGACGACAGACCCTCGTCGTAAACATCGTCGTAGAGGCTGTCGGTTCCAGCGGTCGTACCGAAGGGTTGCAACTCGTACCAGACGACGATCTCGCCAGTGTCCTTGTGGTACCGGCGGTAGTTGTCCCAGACGTGCTCGACCTCTCTACGCACGTCAACCATTACGGATACCTAAACGCCTGAACGTAACCCTCGGGAGGATCGCCGTCGATGAACACGTCGGTCCGCAGTTCGTCCTGCTCCTCAGCGATGGCGATCTGGCCGTCGTCAATCGGGGACCAGATGCGCTCAATCGGGCCGTAATCGCCCAGTTCACGAGACTTCTGGACCGGGACCAGCCGGTTGGTGGTGCGGGAGGTCCGGCGCAGGTTGAAGACTTCGATACGATCCAGACCAATGTTGAGGGCCCGAGCCTTCTTCTCGTACTCGGTGGTCCAGTAGGTCAGCAACTGCTGTACCATGCGGAACCTCTGGCTGGCCGGGATGTGGACCGCCTCAGAGGTCGTAATGTCGATGTCCCGACTGTACTCCGTCATAAGTCCCCAGAGGGACTCAATCATAGCGTCAATACCGACAACGTCCTTGACCACAGCCGACAACTGCTCGGCGTCCATGTCCAAGTTGTGCAGGTGCTGGTTCAGGGCCAGTTTGGCGTAGAAGGTCAGGTCGGCAGGGAGTAGCCACTCAAAGTAGTACCCCTCTACCAGAACCTTGGTTCCTGACGCCTGAGACGAAGCCAGACGTAGAAGCCCGTTACGATCATCAAGAGAGTACTGGCTACTAGACAGGGGTGTCGTCGTACCGCTAGCATAGGTTGCTACCCAGAGTTTAGTTGAATCCACATTGAGATGGCCGAGATCGAAGGTCCGGCCGACGGCGTCGAAGTCCAACTGGAAGAACCTCGGGAAGTCCCTGAGGTAGTTCCGGGCAACCGTCTCGATGTCTGTCAGCGCCGTCATAAGGCCAGTTTACTACTATTGAGCGGAGTCCGCTCCGGGGACCGAGTCCTGCCCGGGCTGGTTGATGGCCGGGTAGGTGTCACGTAGCCGGGCCGCCATGGTGTGTCTCACGAGGACAATGTGGGTAGGAGAATACGTGTTGTCTGGCTTGGGCAGGTCAGCCATTCTCCAGCGCCTCCAGACGCTCGGTGATCTCCTGAATAGCCTTGACCATGGGGGCGAGTAGTTCGGTGTAGGCGATGCCGTGAGGACCCTCATCAGAATAGTCCACGACAGCAGCGTCCGGGGCACACACCTTGGCGACATCCTGAGCCCCAAAGCCCCAGTGTTTCTTGTCAGGATCAGCCTTCAGGCGGTAGGACAGAGGCTTTAAACTGTTTACAAGACTTAGACCCGGTGACTCCGTGACCTCACCTTTCAACCGAAGATCGGATGCTACGACTGGAGCGTTCGTGAGATGTACCGTATAATAACGGCGGGAGTACGTACCAAGGGTAAACTGGCCATCAGTGTGGGGCCACATGGTCTGCGTGACAAAGTCGCCCGACATAGGATAATTCATGCCCCCCGTCAAAGGCAGGTAGGAACCGGTGCTGGCGATGGTGAACGCCGCTCCACTACGGGTAACAGAGATACCAGTGCCTCCGTAGAGCACCATTAGATCACCATTGTTGATGGTATGCTGATTGCTGAACAGCGCCTCGGAGACCCTGAATGAGTAGGAACCCCCCGCAGCACCAGTGTCTCCCTTGTCCCCTTTGTCGCCCTTCTCGCCCTTCGCACCCTGCGGGCCCTGCGGTCCCTCGGGTCCTCTAGGCCCTTCTGCGCCAGCGCCACCGGCCGCTCCCGCTGCACCGGCCGCTCCGGCAGCGCCGGTCTCGCCCTTCTCACCCTGCGGGCCGGTTGTACCCTGTGGGCCCTGAGGTCCGGTAGGACCAGCGGGGCCGGTGGCTCCCGTGGCACCGGTAGCGCCGGGCGCCGATGCGGTGGACGAGTAGGCCCCGAGGTTGGTCCATGCCGTGGCGCTGGTCTTGATCCATACGATGGACTGGCCGTCGGCAGGGGTGAGGCTAGAATCAATCCTAATCTCACCGATGTTCCCCTCGGACGATCCGGGGGACGAGGAGACGGCCGTGGGATTGGCCTGAGGGAGGATGAAGGATCGCTTGTCCACGATCCCGCTGGACGTGATGTCCGTGGCACCACTGGGGTAGTAGGCGACCGCCAACAACAGTTCAGACGAGTCATCTAGGGCGGGGTAGACAGCGTTGGTTGCGCTCTCACCGCCCGTGGACCGGGTGGACACGCTGAAGGTACTCCCCGACTTCTGCACGACCACCAAGATGAACTTGGACGCCCCGGAGTTGGGCGGGATGATGTCAAGAGAAGTGTCAGTGGAAATACTAAAGTATTCCCCGTTCAGGTACCCCGAGACAGCCGCTGCCGACAGGGTGTTCGAGGCTGAGCGGGTTACCGCCCCGCCACTCAGAACACCGGCCTTGCGGTTACCTAGGGCCTGAAAGTCGCCCTTGTCGGGCTCTGCCAGATCGGCCGAAGTGGTGTCCGGCCGGTTGAGTACCGTGTAGGCCATGCTACCTCACTAGAGGGTGTCGTAGATGTTCTCGTGCCCTCTGAGGTACCGGTACAGGTCGGGTGGTAGATCGTAGTGCTGCCCGTCCACGAAGTCCCACGGCTGGCCGTTGAACGACATGCGCCACGTGCCCTTGACCCGGGCCCGGATGGTGTCCGGCGAGACCGTGATGGGCTCCTCGGCAACCTCCACCTCCTCCACGGGAGCGGGGGCGGGGGCCTTCTTCTTGGGGGCCGCCTTCTTGGGGGCTGGCTCGCTGGTTGTCTCCGTGACGATGATTTCGTCGTCTGCCATGTTCTGCTACTCCTTTA